TTTTATAGTTTTAGATTTAGATTATCAAATGATATTGACGGTACAATTAATTGGTTAACTGATAGTGATTTAGGAATAATCTATAATGGCACTACTAGCATTAAAACAATTAAAGCAGAATGCGATGTACCGTTATTATATAGAATAGATAGTGGAACATTACCTCCTAATTTATCGCTATTAGATAACGGTGAATTAACTGGTATCGTCGCATATCAACCAACAAGTACATTTACAGATCCAAACGGAGAAGATGTTTTTACATTTACTATAGAAGCATATTCACCAACTTATAATATCGTATCAAGTAAAAGAACATTTACTTTAACTATATTGCAAGAGTTTACACAACCTTGCGACAATCTATATATCAAGTGTACACCAAGTTTCAAAGACAGGGATTTGATAGCATCATTGCTTGATGATAATATAATTATACCAAACGATTATTTGTATCGACCAGAAGATCAAAATTTTGGTAAGGCAAAAAATGTAACATATGTTCATGCATATAATATTGATGCTAGTTCTTTCCCTGAATATGTAGAGGCTGTAACAAAAAATCACTATTGGCGTAACATCACACTGGGCGAGATCAGCACAGCACAAGCAAAGAATGAACAAGGAGAAGTTATTTACGAGGTTGTTTATAGCAATGTAATTGACAATCTAATTAACCCAGAGGGTGTGAGTGTTAACGAAGAAATATTTTGGCCTAGATTGATAAGTTTAAATCAGGGTCCTTGGTATACAAGCAGAACAGATATCTATACTAGTTTTATATTCCCATTGCCAGATGGTTATGAGTTATATACGCAAAACGATGACTATCTGCAAACACAAACACTAGTACCTATTAAAACACAAACAGGTGCCCCTACATTCTATACAAGTTTAACACCGGGCTATGTTAGATTATTATATCCAAACAGTTTACCGAACATGCGCAACCGTGTAGGTCAAACATTAGGACAACAAGACGACTTTAGACTGTTACCAACTTGGATGACAAGTCAGCAAAGTAATGGTAGCACACTAGGATTTACCCCTGCTTGGGTAATATGCTACACGAAGCCAGGATTCGCTGAAAAAGTCAAAAACAATATTGTCAACAATTGGAAAGAACCTATTACTAATAGAAAGTATGTCCTTAATGAAATTAATTTCCAAATTGATAGATTTACAGTAGATAAACGCTTGACTTATAACTATGATACTACTTTGACTCCCCCAAGTTGGACTCAACTACCAAGCGCAACACCTACCCCCGATCCACTTGATAGTAAGAACTTCTATGTCCTTATGCCAAGAAAGACAATTTTGCCTGATACCCCACAGTATTACTAAATACACTAGCAGGAATTATATAAATGAGTACGATTAACACAAACGGTATAGATGTAAACTATCCAGTTCCGGGACAGAATAACAGTAGTCAGGGTTTCCGTGACAATTTTACATCAATTAAAAATAACCTTGATGTAGCGGGTACTGAGATTACCGACCTACAAAATAAGGTAGTACTCAAGAGTGCATTAGCAAATTTGTCATTAAACAATGACATGGCAAACACTCTCATAAGCAATGCTTCCACAAGAAGTTTTCGCGCAACAACATATAATTTAGGCAATGCGTTAGCGGGTACGGTAGTTATTGACGCATCATTGGCAGATGTACAATATGGTGCAGTAGACGAAAATGTTACATTACAGTTTGGTAAATGGAGTCCAGCAGGAACAGAGCAATCAATAGAACTACAACTATATGTGTCAAACACAAATGCTTCAATAACTTTCCCTAGCGAAGTAGTATCTACAAATAATAATTACGGTGCAACATTATTAGAAAACTTTCAAGTAGTTGGCAATGTAATGACTATAACTGCACCCTATGCAGCTCAGCAATTAAATTATAAACTCACTACACAAGATTGCGGTAATGTAATTTATATCGAACCAATCAATAGACCTTTCAAAACTACACAAGTTCAAACAAGAACTCCTAGCCCAACAGGCTTTAAGGGCGATGTTGCAGGAACAGTAGCAGTAGATGCAAACTATTTTTATGTTTGTACCGGTAACTACAACGCTAACACAATTGTTTTAAAAGGCACAGCAACTTCATCAGTGACTAACCAAATTACTTGCAACACTAATCCTACAACTGCAGGTGTTGTAGCAAATATGCCCGTAATATTCGACACTATGGAAATTAACGGATCAACCACTACAACATTTGGCAATCTAGTAGCAGGTACCACATATTATGTAAAGACAGTAGGATCAAGTTTCATCACTGTTTCTAATACACGATCAGGTGGGGTAGCGGGCGCCACATATCCACTAGCCAATGTGACTGCAAACGCAACTACTTCTATGGATGCTACATTCTATAGTGGCTCAAACATCTGGACTAGAATATCATTATCGACTTGGTAATTTATGGAACACCCGTTTATTCGCGACCTGAGTGATAAAAGCATAGAAGATTTACAAAGTACATTATCTGACCTTACTTCCAAACTTAATTTTGCCTATAGATCGGGCAATGGCCCAATGATTAACCAGTTACAAATGGTTATTGAAAGTTATAAGAATGCTTATAACAAGAAAATGGATGACCTTATTAAAAATCAAAAAATAAACTTACAGATCAACATTCAGAAAGATAAGTAAGCTTGATGGGTATTAAAATCCAAAAAGACTTTGTTTTTGAAAGCGCGATCCATTTTGAAGGTAAGTTCCTAATAAACTTATATGAACTTACACTACATATGGAAGTAGTAACGGACAATATGCGCGAACAAAATATTGCAATAGAACGCATAAACTATTTCATAGCCAACAATATAGAAAATCATATTTGGATAAGTAAAGATGATACCAAATTTATAGAAAATTACGATAAAGCCGGTATACCAGTATTAGTAATACCGGAAGAACCATTTGACCAGATTATAGGAATGATATTACTATTAAAGTTAAATGCTATTATGGAAGAAAAGTTACATATCACAAATATAATTTTTGGTAGTAAACTTACAAACAATATCAAGTTCGACACTAGCGACGAGGAAGCAGAAAGTTTATTCTCCGGTAAGAATTGGTGGAATAATTCAACTACTAATACCAATTATATATCTTCCAACAGTAAAAAAGATAAAGTGGTCAAACTCTTTACTAACAATACAGATTGGAATGAATTAGGGTTAAGTTGGGAAGACTTAGACCAAGAAGATTGACAAATATAAAATTTGTGTTATTATTTTCTGATGCGCAAAGATAAGTTCGGTCAATTCATATTAGATGAAGCAGATATCTGTGACCTATATCTACAGGACCCAGATAGAAAACTAAAAAGAGTTTTGGTTGAACATAATATAAATTTTCCAGACTTCATTGACGAATTGCCAGATTTACATGGATATATCCAAAAAGATATATCAGTTGCAGAATTTGATAATATTAATCAAACTAAGTATTGTCTGCCAAAAACTTATGTTGATATGGACATAGCAAAGTTTATTTTGGATCAATGCAAAAATGATGATGAATTGCAACGAGCAGGAAAGGAACTATTAATGTTTCAAGAACGCAATATGTTTATGTTGTTAAAATACTTGAAGTATTTGGTAGACACAATGAGACAACATAATATAGTATGGGGCGTAGGTAGAGGTAGTAGTGTATCTAGTTTTGTATTATTTTTACTAGGGGTTCATAAAATAAATAGTTTATATTACGATTTAGATATCGAAGAATTTTTAAAGTGAGGTACTACAATGGCAAGAAATTATAGAACAGCACAAGGTAAAGTATTAGACATGTCCGCGCTAGCCACAAAACATGAACGCTCACGCGCCGTAGGTAATATGAGTGTTAATGCGCGCGGGGATACTATTGATAGTGATGGCAAAATTGTAGTCCCGGTAACACAAAAAGTTGGAAAAGCATATGGTAAGACTGTGGGCAATAAATCAGCCAACGCTAAGAGTGTCCCGGTCGTACAAACTGTAGAAAGAGTTAATCCAGTAGCACAATTTGAAAAGTCACAGGAAGAAAAGGAACTAGAAAGTTTACAGGAAGATGACGTAGAAATTGAAGCAATTAAAGCAAAAGAGAACGAAAGTAAATAATTATGAATATCAATCCTTATAAAATATCTAAATTAAAAGCACTTAACGACACAGTAATTGTTTCGGATATGGCATTTGAAGAAAGAATTTCTAATGGCGGCATTGTATTAATCAATGACGACATGAAAAATTCTGGAATACGCCCAAGATGGGCTAAAGTTTATGCTATAGGCCCGGAGCAAAAAGAAATTAAAATTGGTCAATGGATCATGATTGCCCATGGTCGTTGGACTCGCGGCATAAAGATTGAAGATGACGAAGGCGAAAAAACAATTCGCAAAGTGGATATCAACGACATACTTATGGTCAGCGACGAACCCGTAAATGACCATACACTCAGCAATAAGGTCATCTAAACTGTTGACAACAGATAAATCCTGTATTAGTATAACAGAATGAAAAATAAACTATGGGTTGAAAAGTATCGACCGAACAATGTCGATGAATATGTGTTTGCCGATGAAAGGCAAAAAACAATGGTCCAACAATGGGTCAAAGAAGAAAGCATTCCGCATTTATTATTTTCGGGTGATCCGGGCACAGGTAAAACGACACTCGCTAAAATTCTTATACACGAATTGGGTGTAGAAGATTTTGATGTGCTTGAGATCAATGCAAGTCGTGAAAATGGCATTGAACATTTGCGCGACAAAATCAATAGTTTCGTGCAGACGATGCCCTTTGGCAAGTTCAAAGTAGTGCTGTTAGACGAGGCAGATTATCTTACTCACAACTCGCAAGCCGCTTTGAGAAATGATATGGAGGCGTATCATATGACTGTACGCTATATCCTAACTTGTAATTACCAGCACAAGATCATTCCTGCACTCAAGAGTCGGTGTCACGAATTTCATATTGTTAAACCCGATATGAATGATTTTCTAATCCGTGCTGCAACAGTACTCTCTAAGGAAAACATAGAGGCAGATCCAGAAACATTAGACACATATATTCGTACTACTTACCCAGACTTGCGCAAGTGTTTGAATCAACTGCAAGTCAATTCTGGAACAGGCAAGTTATTGTCGCCGCAAGGTGAGGGATCAAGCGAGAATGAAATTCTAGCCAATGTTGTAACTCTGTTCAAGAACGGCAAGATACTTGACGGTCGTCAGCAACTAATGCATTATATTGCATTGTATCCTACAAGACTTGATGAGATTTATAGATGGATGTATGACAATCTTGATTTGTGGGGTAACACAAACGAAAAGAAAGATCAGGCTATCGTCATTATCAGAAATGGGCTAGCAACTCTCCCACTAGTTGGTATAGCAGAGATCAGTCTGGCAGCAACTTTAATAGAACTGACCTCACTATAAATTAAATACACAGAGGTACAAATATGAAGAAATTACTTTTATTGGCAATGGCATTGTTTAGTACAACTGTATTTGCTTGGGAAGCAACAGTACAGGTTGTTAACAATACAAGTTATAATATTGATATGAGCGGCACTGGTGCAGGCGGTCCTGCTACTATTAAACCAGGTGAATCATTTACTTGGAATAGCATGGATACTAACAATGCTAAGGCTTTGCGATTTTGGCAGCAGCCGAATGTTTGGTTCATGCAAGGTAATGTTAGTTATGGTCCATTAGCAGGTGTTTATGTTGATCGTGGTTGGATGGATCCAAGTGCGCAAACAATTAAAATGACTGCTACAGCATTAGGCAAGACTTATGTTCAAACACAAAATGGTGGTGAGACATTGCTTGCTTGGAATGAATTTGAACAGGGCGGAAAGATTGTTCTAACTTTTGATCCACAATAATATGCGTTACTTTTTAATTACATTTTATAGAAAACCAGGCGGTCAAATAGACGAACATGTTACATTAGCCAAGCGTGTTAAGACTAGTGATTGGCAAACCTGTAATGTTATTTTAGACTTTGCTAGTAAAAAGGTAGAAAAATGTGTTGTCGAAGGTAATAGATTAGATACTACCTTCGACAAGATGCGCGACTATTATTATAAAATATACCCTAACATTGTAGAACAGTTAGAAAAAGAAGCAACAATAAGTGCTAAAGAAACGGGGAAATAATCCCCGTTTTTTATGGGTATAATTTTAAAATATTTTCTATAATTTTATGTCTCCTAATATCTCTCAATTCAAAAGTACAAACTCCTATGCCATAGACAGGTTGATCGTAAAGTCTTTTGTTTAAATCTAAAAGACCATTATCTGCGGTTCGTCTGTCTGTTTGCTCTATGTCTCCGGTAATAACAATTTTACTACCTATCCCAATTCTAGTCATGAGCATTTTTAACTGACTTGGAGTTGCATTCTGCGCCTCGTCTAATATAATAAAACTCTTTTTGAAATTTCTTCCTCTACAGAATGCTAATGGTGTAATTTCAACAATCTGTTCGTTGATCATATGCATGATTTCTTTAAGTGAATAATACTCACGCAGTACATCTAATAAAGGTCTTATCCAAGGTTCCATCTTTTGATTTAAATCACCCGGTAAGAATCCATGTTTTTCATCGTCTACTGCTACTGCGGGTCTTGTAAGTATGATTCTTTCTACTTCACCCTTTCTTAGTGACTGTATAGCAGCAAGCATTGCTAGATAAGTTTTACCGGTACCTGCCGGTCCCGAAACTACTACGATATCTAGCTCTTTATCTAATAGAGAAAGTATATATTTTTCTTGATTTATTGACTGGGGTATTAATTCTACAGGTTTTCGATTTTTAGATTTATAATGTTCTTGGTTAAAATCTATTGTTTTTGATTCATTTATAGAGAAGTTTTTGTTGTAATTTTGCATTTGTTTTTGCTGTTCTTTTCTTAAGGCTCCAGTTTTTCTCTTGCTCAAGTGATATCTCCTTTTGAGGTTAGACACGATTGAAGTGTGTCATAGATATTTAAATAGGTAAATACTGTCAAATTGTAGCACTATTGACACATCGTTTTATGATAAATATATTACCACAGTGATAAACCTTCCTATAGATATATTCGTCTGAGATAAATACTAATATGTCCCATAGAGTAGCAGACGATTTTTTCAACGATGTCGATTTCGTTAGTATTATAGATACTGTAAAGGGTATTATGACCAGCGACGGTAGCATTTCCATGCTATTAGACTTTGAGCGCGTATTGGACGAACTTGACATTTATGCCTTTAAGAATTGGGAATTAGGCGAACTCGTACAGGGCCCAAATTTGGGCAGATATACGGTAAAATGTATGTTCATGTGGCCTAAGGGACTAATGCCAGATCCTAGAGCAGTTAAAAGAATATTGATCATAGGCGGCAAGGTAAAATTTGCTAAAACGACAATCAAGGTTCCAGTAGCAGTTAAGAACTATGACGATTTAGTTCCAGGCACTAACTACCCTAAATGGTCACCTAGAAAAGTTTGGTTAGTAGAAATAGAATTACCATTATCAATGATCGATGATTATAAGGAAGGATCAATTGACCTAGCAGGTCAGAATATTGATTTAGACGATATTGACCGCGCATATGACGAAGATTTAGACAAGGAGCAAACAAATGACTCCCAAGAATCTCAAACACCTGAAGAACAAACTCAATCAGAAGCCCCAGAAGCTGGAGCAATTGGCGGACTATGATATGTTAACTGAAGGTTTAGATTATCATGATTTAAAGGGCCAAATCAGCCCGTTCGTAACAGTAGACGAATACTCAGCCAAAATTGGCGACGATAGCGATATCGTAACATTATCATTTAAATTAAATTCAAAATTAGCAGCAAATGATTTAGTAACCTTTTTAGAAAGAGGCTATGATTTTGTTCTTGATGCTGATGTTAGCGATGGTGCAATAGAACCAGGTAAGTATCTAGTGTTTGTTGAACTTGATCGTAGAACTAGCGTTCCAAAAAGAATTATACAAATACTAGAAGATTTGGAAACACTAACTGACATGGCTCCATCAAAGTATAAAATTAGAATTAATGATGAAGAATATGCTGCTGATGAAGAAGTATTAAAACAACATATCATATTGAGTCCAAGCGAATATAAAAAGGTTAAAGAAAACGAAGCAGAATTAAACGAAATGCGCGAAATAGCCGGTATACAAACTAAAGTATTGTATGAAAGTGATACACAAATTAAAAACTTAAAGGCAATAGCAGGGCTATAATATGTTAGAAACAATCGTAAGAAATTTAAAAGGTATGTTAGCAGACAGCAATGATGCCACTATGCTATCAAGCAAAAGAGTTGTAGCATTTCTAGCATTTATATGTTGTGTAATAGCATTCTTTGTAGACCTTTTCAGTAATTATAATGTAAGTCCAAATTTGTTTGATGCTATGATGTGGATCGTTGTAGCAGGTTTGGGCTTTACTGGTCTAGAAAAATTTGCACCTAAGAAGTAATTCTGTTATAATAAAACATGGACCATTACTCTGTATTGGGTGTAAGTAAGACAGCCACACCCGATGAAATTAAAAAAGCCTATCGTAAATTAGCAAGTCAGCATCATCCTGACAAGGGCGGTGATACCGCTAAATTTCAACAGTTACAAGAAGCATATGCTGTGCTTAGTGATCCAGACAGGAGAGCGCAGTATGATAATCCACAACCACAAGGCTTTCCACCAGGGTTTGGATTTAATAATGGTGTAAACATCAATGATATTTTTGGACAAATGTTTGGTGGTATGCATGTTGATCCGTTTGGTAGATCACAAAGACAAGTTTTAAGAACACAATTTAATGTGTCATTAAAAGATGCATATACTGGAACTAACCAAATGTTGCAACTACACACGCAACAAGGTCCAAAAGCAATTAATGTTACTATACCACCTGGTGTTAAGTCCGGTGATCAAATGCGTTATGATGGGGTAATAGATAATGCTATATTATTAGTTGAATTTAATCTTTTACCCGATTTGAAATACGACCGTAGAGGCAACGATTTATATAGTAATCAAAGTATATCTGTGTTAGATTTGATTTCGGGTACTAGTTTTGAGTTTACAACAATATCTGGTAAAACAGTTAATGTACATGTTAAAGCCAAAACACAGCCCTTTATGCAGTTAAAATTGCCGGGGCATGGAATGCCATTAAACGGCACAAATCAATACGGAGACCAATTGATCTTGATTAAACCATTCATACCTGATAATATTCATAACGATATAGTTGATGCTATATTACGACATAGGACAAACTAAATATTTTATATGCAAAATTCACCAGAAATTGAAAGTATTATCGAACAGGCAATTAATTATGCCCAAGAAAGAAATCATCAGTATGTGACTATAGAACACTTATTGTTGGCTTTGGTAACACATACACCATTTAGAAAATGTCTAATTGGGTTTGGTGTAGAGGTCGATTTAATGATCGACGAAATTACAGCATATCTAAATGGATTACACGCTATCGAGGCTAAGGAGCCTGGTGTGCAGCCCCGCAAAACAAATGCATTAGAAAGGGCAATGAACCGTAGTGTAACGCAAGTGTTGTTTACTGGTCGTCGTCAAGTAACTACCATTGATCTTTATATTAGCATCATTAGTGAAGGCAATAGTCACGCACATTATTTTTTGCTTAAGTATGGTATTGGAAAGACAGAGTTCCTTGCTTATTGGCAAAAACACTATAAAGGTGCAGAGTTTACAAATGACTTGACTGATAATCAAGCAGATGAAATTCTTAAAGATTTTACTACTAACCTAACAGATTTGGCTCGCAAAGATAAAATTGAACCTGTTATTGGTCGTCATAAAGAAATGGATGATATTATCAACATCCTTGCTAAAAGATTTAAGAGCAATGTGTTGATGGTTGGTGATCCTGGTGTTGGTAAAACTGCCATCGCAGAAGGTATCGCATTAGCATTAATCAATGATGAAGTCCCTGAGTTTTTAAAGGGATTTGAGTTGTATAGTTTAGAAGTTGCAAGTTTGCTTGCTGGCAGCCGTTATCGCGGTGACTTTGAAGAAAAGGTAAAGCAAGTCATGCAAGCACTAAACACAAAGAAGAAAGCAATTCTATTCATTGACGAAGCACATACTATGAAAAGTGCAGGTAGTACTAGTAATGGTAGCGTTGACTTTGCTAATATGATCAAGCCTGCGATCACTAAAGGTACTCTTAAGGTCATTGCATCAACTACTTGGGAAGAGTATTACGAAAGTTTTGAAAAGGATCGTGCATTGATGCGCAGATTCTATAAGGTAAGTGTTGACGAACCAGGACATGATACAACGATACGCATTCTAAGTGGATTGCGTGAAAGGCTGCAAGATTTCCATGATGTAGTTATTACGGATGAAGCAATCAAGGCAGCAGTAGATAGCGCAGACCGTTATATTCACGACCGTAAAAATCCTGACAAGAGTATCGACCTTATTGACGCAGCCTGCGCAAAGCAGCGTGTGCTTGAAAATAAGGGTGTAGAGATTACTAAGAAGTTAGTATTCGATCAAGTTGAAAAATTCACAGGCGTTCCTGCTGATAAACTAAACGGCGATAATTTTGATAAGATTACTAACCTTGAAACAAATGTCAAGGCTAAGTTGTATGGTCAAGATGATGCAGTTAAAGAAGTACTAGATAGAATTTATGTTTCGTTTGCCGGAATCAACAATGAAACAAAACCCATAGCAAGTTTCTTGTTCCTTGGTCCCACCGGTACTGGCAAGACTGAGCTTGCAAAGTTGTTAAGTAAAAATCTTGACATGCCTTTGTTAAAGTATGATATGAGTGAATACAGTGAGAAATACACCGTAAGTTCATTGATCGGTCCCCCGCCCGGATATGTTGGTTTCGGCGACAGTCAAGTTCAAGGCGGTCGTTTAATTAGCGACCTTAGCAAGAACCCACATGCTATTATGTTGTTTGACGAAGTTGAAAAGGCGCATCCAGATATCTTTAATATCTTCTTGCAGATTCTTGACGAGGGCCGTGTCACTGGTAGCAATGGTAAGGAAGTGTCATGTAAGAATTGCGTAATCATCCTTACCAGCAACTTAGGTAGTGCTGACGGTGAACGCAACAACATTGGTTTCGGTGATTTACAAAAGACCGGTGAAGATGACAAGGCACTAAAGGACTTCTTTAAGCCAGAATTTAGAAACCGTCTTGATAAGGTTTGTAAGTTTAATAAACTTGATAATCTTTCAATTAAGAAAATTGTTATTAAGTTTGTTGACGATGTTAAAAAGTCATTGCTTGAAAAACACAACATCACACTCAACCTTACTGAGTTGGTTGTCGATCATTTGGCTGAGAAGGGCTATGACAAGAAGATGGGTGCAAGACCTCTTGCTCGCAAGATTGACGAGTTGATTCGCGTACCACTGAGTAAGAAAATCTTGTTTGAAAAGATCAAAGATGCTAATGTCATGGCTATCTTCAAGGACGATAAGATTGAATTTAGTGTAATGCAAAAGGCAACTGCTAAGGTTGGAGAAGATGGAATTATACAACTTAGCGTCTGAAAAAAGAAATAAACTTTATTTCAATAAGTTTAAGTATAGGGCTGTAGTTTACATACAGGGTGCTGCCTACACTTACTATACCCCAGATATGGAAACTTTTATGTCACGCATGGAAAAGTTGCGTGATAATAAGCCTAGATATGGTGTGCGAGTACTTACTGATGAATGGAAAGAATATTGGGATGAAGTCAATTTAGACAGAATTAGTCAATTGATTACTTGGCGTAATGTAGTTAGCAAAGAGAAATGCATGATTAGAATACAGGGCGACCATGTAAGTTTTTTCAGTAACGAACTACCTTTATTACAAACACTTGACAGTATTGATTCTGGAGTGCGCATTACTGAGGCTATTTGTTTTGATCCTGACAAATTATATTTTAAAAGGCAACCAAAATACAAGTATAGAACATACTTTAGGGGCAAACGCATACCTAAAGACTTTAGTGATAATGTCCGTACACTACAGGATATGTACAAGTCTCTAAACTTTAGTAAGGGGATATTTACTTCATTATTTCACAATACTTGGCATCCATATAAATATATACATGGGTCGTATTTTGTGGAATATAACGACCAGCAAATGCTGACTATTTTAAGCATGTGGTTCCCTGACATGCTAGCCAAAACATATACTTTAGCCAAAGAACCTTAAATACTGATAAATACTCTAACAAAATGGAGTATTTATGGCTAAAATCGTAGAAGATGTCGTTGTCATAAAACTAAGCAAAATAGTCAAGGATAACGATAAAGATTCAGCAAACATTGTTAGTACCGAAGTACTAGCAGCACTAGAGCAGGTCGCGCAAGAACTTGTAGGCGACGGAATTGTAGTTGAGGTTCAAAAAGCCTAATGCCACAGACCACCACACTAATTCTATTTCCCGAAACAGCATATGTAAATCCGGGAAATTCTGCACCTTATACACTAACAGGTAATAGTCAACCTGCTGCTTCTTATTATTTAGGAAATAAAGATTTACAAACAATTAATTACAAAATGAGTAATTGTGTTTGTAACCTAGTTTTTGAGGCTACATTAGCAACTAATCCAACTAGTACTGATTGGTTTAAAGTTGGGCAAGTCACTGCCAATGCAAATGCTACCCCTAATTCTGAACCGCAATTAGCATCTAATGCCTGTGCATATATGAACATAGACGGTAATTTTGTTTATATTAGAGCCAAGATTGAAGATTTCAATAACGGCGTAGTCCAGTTCGTTAAAGTGAGCTATTAATATGATTTTGCTTGAGGGCGGCAATGTAATTCCTAATGCTAAACCTATTAGCAAACAGAATTTTCCTACCGCCGTCAGAAATCTGCAAAAAGTATTACCAAAAGGTTTAAACTTATATCCAATTGGTAGTGCAGGCAAAAAAGAAATATCAAGCGACATTGATGCATTGATAGATGCTGAAGAATTGATGAAAGCATTTCCCGCTAAAGAACTAAAACTCAGTCGTAAAGCACTAGAAGATTATTTTAAAGACAAGGGTTTACCAGCAGCCCGCACTGGAGTAAGCATACATGTAGGAGTGCCAACAGGTGCAGGAGATGATGTAGTACAAGTAGATTTAATGGCAGTTGAAAATGCTAAAGCAGCACAACCATTGCACACACATGACTACACTGATCCAACAATGAAAGGTGGCACACTACATGCGATGTGGGCAGACCTTGCTAACATGACTAGCATTGAAGGACACAAGAGTTTGATGATGAGTCCATATAAGGGACTGTTAGATCGTGAAACAAAAGAATTGGTTGCTAACGATAAAGACAAGATTGCCAAAATTATTATAGGCCCAACTGCCACAGCAGACGATATGGGTAATCCTACAAAAATGATGAAGGCACTTGAAAAATATCCTGAGAAATATAAAGCAATACAAGACAAATATTTTAATCAGCCTGTTACTGAAGCACAAGATGTTGGTCGTAAGTACCAGCATATAGAAGATTTAGTATTAAGTCATGGTAGTCATGGTGGACTACATGCGGTAGAAAGATTGCGTGACATGGCAACAACAGGCGGTAGCATTGAATTGAAATGGGACGGCATGCCTGTAGTATATTGGGGTCGTGATGAAAGTGGTAACTTCATGATGATTCCAAAGAATGCATGGGCATATTTAAAGCGTGGTCAAACACAAACAAAGAGTGGCGCACCAACACTTACAAAATCACCGCAAGATGTTGCTAAGTTCGTATTAGGCACGGGCAGCGGCGATCCTAAAGAACGCGCAAAATTTGCAAAACAGTTTGCTATGCTATGGCCATATTTTGAAAAGATTAGTCCTAAAGAAGGATTTATTGAAGGTGGATTATTGTTCTATCCAGGCACTAAGCCAGACGGCGAAAGCGCAATGCCTGTATTGAATAAAGAAACAAATACATACGATTTTCAACCAAACATTACACAATTTCATATACCAGCAGATAGTGATTTAGGCAAAAAGATTAGTAAGGCTAAGGTAGGTGTTGCTGCTACAGGTTATTATCCTTCTGTAGGATCAGGTGATGAAACTAGGTTTCCTGACGCGGAAAAATTAAGTACACCAGATGTATTAGTACAAGGTACTACTTATGTGCAAGAGCCTGTAAAAATTGGCACAAAAATGCTTGATAATGTAGAAGCATTTATTAAATCAAATGGAAGTAAAATTGACAATTATTTGAAGCCAAAACCCGGCTTAAGTAAACCAGCAGAAGAATTATATTCATATTTAAATAAGCATTTGCGTACTGATGGACTTACAAAAGATTTTCCTAACTGGGCTAAGGCAAACTTAAGTCCTAAAAAAGCAGAAGCAATATTGTCTGATAAAGAAGGATTAACAGCAACATTAGGCGCAATCGAAGCACTAAGCAAACAAAAATCAATATTGATACAACAGTTATCAAAACAAACTCATGGTGGCATACGACAAACTAGACCTGAAGGATATGCACAAGCACATCCTGGACGCAAATTCAAATATGATATACCTGGACAATTTGTTAAAGCAATCGATCAGTCAACATGGAAGCCTAGAGACAGCGCAGTACGAGAAGCAAAAGAAGGAAGTAAAAAAGCAGTACTTGGTTGGGGTCGAGGTATGGGTCACACCGGACATGATGCACTTGTCAATGCTGTTATACATCAAGCAGAAAGTACAGGAGCACAACCATTCTTTATCGTATCACGCAGTTTTGGCAAAGATGATCCTATACCACCTGAAATGAAATTGTCAATGTACCAAAAGAAGTTTCCTAAATATAAAAATATTTTTAGTTTGCCTAGTGCCGACAAGCCAACATTAAATGATGTATTAACTGATTTGGGTAGCAAAGGATATAAAGATGTAGCACTTGTTGTCGGTGCTGATCAAAAAGAAGCATTTGGATATTTACTAAAGCCAGCAAAGAGTACAGGTGTTGAACCATATAAGTCATTTGGTCTTGATAATCTTACTGTAATGAGCAGACAAGATACAAAGGCTCCCGGTAGTGATCCACAAAGTAAAGATTATCATGAGGGCCCAAGAGCAACACCTATGCGTCAAGCCTTGTTAGATCCTAACATGAGTGATGAAGAAAAATTCAAAGTATGGCGCCAATCAATGAGTCCGTCATTAAGCGACAAAGAAGTATTAGACATGATGAAAATTGCAAAGGACAATTTAGTGAAATTCAACATGCCTAAACCAAAAGTGAAAAAACTAAAAGAGTTTGTAGATAAGGTAAAACCACTATTATCAAATGCTACATTAGAGCAGAAGCAAAAAATATTGTCTATGCTTGAAGCAGCCAACGCAGCACAACAAGCAGCAATTGCTATTAATATGAAAAAGAAGGGCAAAAAGCCTAAAAAGTCTGTGTCTGAAACAATAGATTATCTTCCAGAAAAATAATTCCATCACACTCTAGTCATGTAAATATTGTTACTTCATTGAGAGGATAACATGGCTAAGAAACCAAAAGACGAAAAGAAAGTTCCCGTAGAGAAATTACAAGAAATTAGTGATACTGTAGGGGAAACTCCAGTAGCACCAGTTCAAACTGAGCAGCCTGGTACACAGCAGACTAATCAAAATCAAGTACAAGTTAATGTTGATTATTTAAGAACTACCCGCGTACATATAGCAATGCCTTGCTATGGTGGTATGTTGACAGAATCGACATTTATGAGCTTCATCAAGTGGGCTAATACAGCCCGCCAATTGGGTATAGATTGGACACTAGAGACTATGGTAAACGAGTCACTAATCAGTCGCGCCCGCAATACACTGACCGCTAAGTTCCTAGACATGCCAGACGCAACACACTTGTTCTTTGTTGACGCTGACATTGGTTGGGAACCGTGGCATTTGTTAGTCCTACTCAATAGAAATGTCGATGTTATCGGCGGTCTATACCCGATGAAGACTATGCCTGTACGCTGGGTTGTCAATGGATTTGACGGCGCAGAAGAAGGCCCAGATGGTCTACAAGAAGTTAGCAAGGCAGGTACAGGTTTCTTGTTGATGAAGAAGCATGTATTTGAAAAGATGAATAATCACCCTGCTGTTAAGCAGTATAAGAACGATATCGGATTAGATCCTAAGTACGATAAGTACCTCAAGACTTACTTTGACACAGCAGTTCGTCAGAATCGTTATTATAGCGAAGACTGGACATTCTGCGAAAACTGGCGCGACCTAGGCGGTCGTATTTGGGTAGATAAGCGCGTATTACTACGCCATTCAGGTTCTTATGTATTCTGTATGGAAAACCAACAAACATTAATGGATACAATAGGACCCATGTATATAGAAGAACAAGCAAAGAAAAGCATGAAGTAAAAAGAAAGCCCCGAAAGGGGCTTTCTAGCAACTGAATTGGATATTCTGATAAATACAAGATACAGCGGATATCCATATGAAAGTAAAACAAATCACAGAATCAACAGCAGGGGCTACAGCATCAGGAAGTGTAGCACCTGTAGCAATGCCCTTAGGCAAAATGGAAACAAGAATGCAAAAGCCTCCTAAGGCTCCTAAAGTTGCTAAAGGTAAGAAGTATGGCAATGTAATCAGCGAGGGCAAAATGAAGGAACTCGCATATGATTTACAGCATATGGATCCAGGCAACTTTAAGAAAAAGTACGGCAAAACTAAAGACGAAATGAAGGCAAGTTTAAAAGAAGCCAAAGTTTCAGAAGCAGAAATAGTCGAACAAGACTTGATTGTTGTTCCAGGTATGCGCCGTAGTAAAGATACAAGTTTTATTCCGCACAAAGCAGACCGTAGAGATCACGAAGTTGAAATGGCACGCAGTGATTTATATGCAGCAGCAAAAGATGCTATGCGTATCTATAAGTTATTAAAAGACCGTACAGAAGATGAAGGACTAATGGGATGGCAGCAAAGTTACATTACACTTGCAGCCGATTATTTAAACAGTGTGGCTGATAGCGTCGAATACAATGCACAGATGAACGAAATGACCGGCGGCGTGTTAGTAGGTGGTATGAGTAATTTTGAAGAAGGTCGTTACTACAATCCAATGGATGATGAGCGCAGAGAACAGGCTGCTATGGACGCAGAGCGCAGAGATTTTAAGCGCAGAGAAATGGATGCAGAGTTAGGTCATGAACAAAATAATTATGCTGGTGCTATAGACGGCAGAACATGGAAAGTATTTGGTGACAAACAACAAGCAGAAAACATTGCACGTTCATTACGCAGAAAAGGTAAGAAGGCTGAAGTTTATGTAACTGGCGCGGCAGTTTCTGAGGCAGAAAAACCCGGATTGTGGGCAAACATACATGCAAAGCGTGAGCGCATAAAGAAAGGCTCAGGTGAGCGTATGCGTAAGCCAGGTAGCAAGGGTGCTCCAACAGCACAAGCATTCAAGCAAAGTCAAAAAACATCAAAGAAATAAAACTATGAGCAGCATAATGAAAGGTTTAGAAACTGAGGCTATTGATAGTCCCAATTTTGATCGCCAAATCAAAAATATTACTCGCATGAACCCAAAAGGTAGTGCTGCCGAGAAAATGATATTGAATCGTTTTCTTGCTACACCAATGTTTCAAGATTTTAATTTCAAAGGCCAAGAATGGATAGATCAAGCACATGAATGGCTACAAACTGTAAAGAGTGATTTACAGAAGAAATATCCAGAAGCAGATTTAAGTGACCTAGAAGAACTAGCACATAAAATGTATGAAGATTATCTAGCAAGAATTGGTCAATTAGAAGAAGGTAACGCCCCACCTAAAGTATTATTCAACCCTAAACCAATGCAAAAAGGTCCCGATGAATACGAATATACTGAATATGTACCTCGCGGTAAAGAAGATAAAGAAGCATGGGCAATCAAGCGCACAGTTGATAAACAAAAATTACCAAATAAAAAGCCTAAAGAATTAAATACAGGTTTTTATAAAAACTATTTAGGTAATCGTCCGGTTCGTGAAAAAGAAATAGACGAAGCAAGCAAAGCAGAGGTTAGAGCAGAACTTGATCAAGCAATTAAAGATTTTCTTGCTAAGGGCGGCGAGATTGAAAAACTAAAACCAAACAAAGTAAGAGTCAGACCCGGAACTAGTTTGGGTAGTAAGCATATAGGTACACCGGGTGAGTTTGGTCGTAAACCTCAAGCAAGATTTCTAGCAGGTAAAGGCAGACAAATTAATCCAGGCAAGCCAGTTGTAAACGTAGAAGAAGGCGACGTAGTATCATTACGTGACGAACAAAAATTACTATCAAAATTAGTTAAAGACTGGTGGCATGGTGATGAAAATGAACATGCTAAAGCCACACTCATGTTTGCTAAAATGGGATACGAACCATATGAAGATGGTGATGAAATTGTTTTAGCAAAAGGTGACGATGAAGTAAGGTTTCAAATGGATGATATTATTGAAGGATATAGTGCAG